TTTTCTCTACAAACATATTTTCAGGTTCTCTGTCAGATAATGTAGTGTTTTTATAGTACCAATTTATATTATAGCTTAGTTGAAGTCCATTTTGAGATAAAGCATTTGTAAGTAAATCCTTAAAGCTATATGTTTCTCCAGCATTAAAACCTACTACAAATAGATTATCATAATAGATTTTCTTTTCTTTAAGGTTAGATAAACCATCATTAAACACTAAAGTCAATTCTTGTATCTCTACAGGACTAAATACTATTTGTTCTACAGGTATATATGTTCCTATAAATAATGTTTCGGTATAAGTATATGTACCATTGTTATTTGTTCCCTTTTCAACTACTAATTTAAAGTCTGTATCTTCTGCAGTAAAAAATTCCTCTACGTTTAAATTAGCATCCTTTATAACACTAACTGTAGCCCTTTTAGATATAATAGGCATAAAGGATTTACCTTCAGTATCTGCAGTATCAATTATAATTGGACTTCTACCTCCAATTAATGAATATGTAGTAGAAGAGTAACCATCTTTATATATTCTAATTCTATATACATCTTTTATCACTTGTGTTTGATTTGCAAAGATGTCATCAAATATTAATTCGTATTTTAATCCGTATGCCATTAGAATGTGCTTTCGTTATTTCTTTGTGCTTGTTCACTAGCTAATAATATATCTCCTCCTGCTATCTTGCCAACTACATTAATTGTACTTGAAGAACCTTTAATCGTGTCTAATATTCCAGGTGTTTTACCAGAAGCATCAGGTGTTGGATTAAATGTTTGTGGAGAAAATCCCATTCCACTTTTAAATAATGTAGCAAAGTTTTTCCCAAATTCAGCAAAATCTACTATGCCCAATGCCGATAAAAGTAGTACAGTTATAGCAGCAGCTAAAGCCACTTTAACTAATTGCTTTAAAACGTCTTTTAAAGCTTTTACAAGAGTTTCTCCTAAAGATGCACCCTTTTCTAATAATGCATCTAAAGATGGTCCCAATGCAGCCATAATGCCCTTCCCTAGTGTAGATAATGCTTCTGCAGATTTCTTTGCTTTTTCTTTTAATTTATCAAAGTTTTCATTAGATTCTCTAAAGAATTGATTCATTGATAAATAACCATAATCAAACATTTGAGCAGCATAATCACCAGCAGTATCTCTTGGTTCTACCATTTCAGGTTCTTTAGCTCTTAGTTTAGCTATTTCTAGTGCAATCGCTTTGGTTACATCAAATGCCTTTTTTAATTTTGTTACTTTTTCTTGAGGAACATCTAAAAGAGTTGTTTGTGGTGCTCTAAAGTTTATAGAATTTTGAAGCTTTGCAATAGAAAGACCTACAGATTCATTTGAAGTTCTTAATGTTTTATTTGCATTTTCTAATTTTTGTATTTCTCCTAATGCTAAAGTATAAGGAGATGCTAGTTTTTTTGCACCAGCATATAAGCCACCACTTACATATTGAGACTCTTTACTAAGAGTTGCAAGGCTATTTGTAAGATTTAAAATTGCTAATTCATTAGCCTCTATTTGTTTTGTGTTTTCATATCTTTGAGTAGCTAATTTCTCAACCTCAGAAGTCATTGCGTTTGCTTCTGCTCTTGCAATTATTGCTTGTGTTAAGTTGTTTGTGGCTGTGTCTAGTTCCTCAATTTTTGTCTTTTCTATAGACATATTTTTAAAATACTCTGGGTATTCGTCTTGGAGCTTTCTTAAGGCAGCTTTTCTTTTATCGATAGAAATACCAGTATTTTCTATTACAGATATTAATGACTTTAATTGGCTTATCTCACCAAAAGCACTTGACATAGAAGTTTTTAATGATTCATTATATGAATCTTGCTCTTCTTTTACTTGCTTTGTTGTGTCTTTGACATTTAACAATCCCATATCCCAAGCTGTAATAGCGGCAATAACTGCTGAAATACCTAAATAAATAGGACCAGTAGCTGCGGCAAATCCCCCAACTAAAGCAGGTAAGTTATTCTGAATACCTCTAAATCCGTAAGGCAAATCTTGTATAACTAATGCAAGGTTAGTCCATTGCATATTTGTTTGCTTTAATGAATTAGTTGCCTTCCCTGTTGCAGTTGAAGCCCTATTCATACTATCTGCAACTTGATCTGCAGATTGTGCTAATTCCTTTCCCCTTTGTTTAGCAACAGTAAGGGCAAGACCATTCTCTCTTAGGTATTTTGTAAACTCTTTAGTAGATTGTTTAGCATTACCTAAATCAAAGTCGTATACTACTTTTATTATTTGACTATCCGCCATCTATTACAATTTATACTTGTTTATACTTTTTAAGAACCTCTTGCAACTCATCATTTGTCATCACTCTTTGTTTCACAAAGTTACGCTTATCGCAATCAAGTTCAATTAGCTCTTTAGGCTTTATCTTTTTCCCTTTTGGCATTTGCATATTTACTAATATTGCTGTCTGCCATCTTGTTCTAATCCAATCTTGTTCAAGCCTTAATTTATATCCATACCATACCAAATCAACCTCTGCCATTGTCATATCCCAAAACAAATGGGGAAGCACTTGGCACTCCCCCATTGTAAATTTCTCTATATCACGCCATTCTAATTTTTTTTTACTTCATCAGAATCGTTACTATTATTTTGTCTTTCTACACCACTATTTAAACTTTCAGCCAAAACATTCATAATCTCTGTAAACTTTGGGCTTGATAAACCACCAAAGTCATCTATCCATTCACAAACCATAAATTCAGTTATGTTATGTGATTGACCTTGAGCTATGTAATGATATTCAGCTGCTGCCTTAAACAAATTAACTATAGCATCTAAAGTCTGCTTTCCGCTTAATGTTTCTTCTATTTCTGCTGGTCCGATACCTTGTAACTGACAGAATCTTTTAAGACTCCATGTACAGAAACGCATTGGCACCTCTTTACCATCAGACAAAATTAACTGATATTGTCCTCTCATATATGTTGTTGTTTTGGTTATTATGGATTAGTAGACTGTGTCAATTCTCCTGTTCCAGTAAAAGATACTGAATAAGTTACTGGAGACTCCATGTCAGCAGTTATATCCATACTATCAATGAAAGCAGAACCAGACCAATATCTATCACCAGCTACTGGAGTTGTTCCACTAACTGTAGTAAATTTAACTGTTACAGCAGTTCTTGCAGCAATAGCAGTCATTAATTCACTAGTTGTGTAGTAAGAAGCCGTAGCAGCAGGATCTACTGTAGCTAAACCATCTGTAGTCAAAGTCCAAGACTTTACACCACCGATATGCTCTGTCCATCCACCACTTTGCTTATCTGTGCTATCTGGTAGGTCTACAGAAAAGCTTAAAGAACAAGATGTAGCGTGTGCCACTACTTCTGATCCAACTAATACAACCAATGAGGTTCCGTTAAATACACCTGTTGTTGCCATTTTATTTTATTTTATCTTTTTATAATGTTTGAGTCACAAAATGTTCAAATACAATTACTCTTCTAAAAATATAAGCTTCATCTACATAATCAAATGTAGCATCATTTGTACTTATTTTTCTAGTTACAATTCTAAAATTAGGACCAGCATTTGGATAATCAATAGGGTAAACTCCTATAATCTCTAATAACTCATTAGCCCAATCATCTACTGATTTTTGACCAACTTCTCCAATTTTAGAACTTTTGAATACTATATCAAATTGAATAGTAACATCTTGATGGTAATTCATTTTGTCACTATTCTCTACTGATGTCTGACTACTTATAATAAGAAAAGGAGGGTTTACTGTGTCTGGAGCTATGGTATCATAAACATCCAAAGAGTAAGACTCCTCATTTAGCTTATCAAAATAAGCTTTTCTTATAGCTAATCCGCAGTCTTTCATTTACACAAATTTAGCGAAATATATTTATATCTTTATCTTCTTAATCTTATTAATCATTTTGCCCAAAGTCTCAGAGGCAGAGTTATACATAAACGGTCTTGCAGGTAAGTTTGTCTGTCTTATACCTCTTCCTTTAAATGTTGCAGCGTAAGAAATTAACTCGTTATTGTTTAAATTTGGATATCTTTTAGGCTCTTTACCTGTACCCCATTCTACATAAGCAGCATAATTGATTAAATGACCTTTACCATTAGATACATTAGGCAAACCTGCTTTAACTATAGCTCCTCCATTACCTAACCTATTTGCTCTTATACTTTGCATTAATCCACCTGTGTCTTGAACTACTCTTGCACGTGCCATAGCCTCAACTTCTCTAGCGGTTTCATATATAATTTGAGATGATTCTTTAGCAAATTTTTGAGGAGCTGCTTCAATCTTTCTCATTATGGCATCAACACCTTTAATTTTAATATCAAATTTTGCCATTATTTTAATGTTGAGCAACCTATTATAAAATATTTATTATTATCTCCTTCATTAATTACAGAATTTATGAGATAAGTATTTGATTTATAACTAATTACAAGTTTATTATCAAATGTTTTAGATGTAGTATACCTGATTCTAAATCTAATATCATCTTTAATATTATCCTTACCAGATATATCTGTTCTTGAATTAGATTCGGTTGCAATCTGAGCCCAACAAGTGTAATAGGTAGTTTCTGTATTAACATAACCACCAGCTCCGTCAGAAGTCCCAGAAAGGCTTTTAAACGTAATTCTATTGTGTAGTTTACCTATCATTATAAAATGTAATTTATTCTCTTATAAGGCTTCATTAATTCGTATGCAGTAGTTAGGTTAGCACTTGGCTTACTTGACTCTACGCTTGACTCTCTGTACTCGTAAAGGTCAGCTAACATCTTAAAACAAGCTGTTCTCATTGTAGGAGTAGGATCACAATAACCACAAGTATATGTAAATCTATATTCGCCTTCGCCATAAGCTACGGCATAAACCTTCATTGTGTTAGTTCCTAAAGTATTATAATCACCTTCTTCTAACTGAATCCACTCTGTATTATTCCAATACTCAACTGACAATAAAACTCCGATTGGCACATATGGAAGCTCGATAAACTCACTCATAAAAGCTACCACTTGCAAGTTTCTTTGTGTCATAGCCACTCCTGCGTATTGCTCAAGTCTAACTCTTGCTGATGTGATTAAAGCTTCAATTAATGCGTCATCTTCTGAATAATCAACTCTAAGGTAGTTTTTAGCTTCGGCTAATGTTATTGGCTCTGCTATAGTATCAGACAAAACCGCTATATCTCTTACAATTTGCATCCTATATGTTTTTTACAAAAATAGTCAAAATTTAACGCATTAAAAAAGGGGTAGTTTTTAGCTACCCCTTATATTTTAGATTAGTCTAAGACTAAGCTACGTTACCGAAATCTCCGTACACGAATGCACCAGAGTAGTAGATTGGGAATGCGATACGAGCTTCAACACG